TGGAGACACAGCTAACAATCCAATAGCTATATTTAGCAAGCTAGATTCAATAGAGGCTATTAGTGCTAGAATAGATGACAAACTATCTAGAATTAAAAACAAAGGCATAAACGATAAAACAGAAGACACAGTAACAGACTTAATAGGTTATCTAATATTATTAAAAGTTTCACTAAGACAAAAGAATGAGTAAGCTAACACCTAAACAAAGTAAATTCGCTGAGGAGTATGTTAATACTGGCAATGCTTCAGAGGCTTATAGGCGGGCTTATGATGTTGGTCAAGACACTAAGTTAGAGACTATAGCAACTAAGGCTAGTCACCTCTTAGCTCAGTACAATATAAGTACAAGGGTGCAAGAATTGAAAACAAAAGAAGCAGAAGCCTTTCAAATAACTAGAAAAGAAGTAGCTGAGGGATATTTTAAAATGATTAAATCTTGGGAGTATCTAATGGACCTAGCAGCAAAAGAAAACCTCTCTAAAGAGCAGAAAGCTAAATTCTATTTACTTAAAGAAATGGTCAAGGGTTCTGACTATCGTGGTGCTTATGATTCAATAGCTAAAATGTTTGGACTAAACGCACCAGAAAAACAGGAGATAGAATCCACAGTCAATAATATTAACATCAATATAAAGCGTGGAAGCGACTGAAATATTCGAGCGTAACTATGACAGTGACTCTAAGATAGTAATAAATAGAGGAGGGACTAGAAGCTCTAAAACCTGGTCTTTAAACCAATTATGTGCATTATGGTTAATTAGTGGTAACTATGGTACTGATAAGTATTGTCATGAGGGTGTCTGGACTACTGTAAGAAAATATAGAACTAATTTAGATGGAACTGTAATTAGAGACTTTGAGGACATTCTAAAGGCTGAAGGTTGGTATTCTGGAGTAGATCACAATAAGACTAAAAAACAGTATAGATATGGTAAAAGGTTAGTTGAGTTTATTGGTGCTGATGACGAACAAAAGCTAAGAGGTGCTAAAAGAAATATATTATATTGTAATGAAGCTAATGAGTTAGAATACAAACAGGAGTTCTTTCAGTTACTAATGAGAACCGAGAACAAGATATTCTTAGATTTTAACCCAGACGATGAGCAAATATGGATTAACCAGGAGCTAGAAATAAAGCGTTCTAAGGAAGTCGGAGACGTTGAGGTAATAGTAAGCAACTATAAGAATAATGCGTTTCTACCTAAGTCACTAATTAAAGAAATAGAATATCTACAACAAACAGACAAAGAGTTCTGGAAGATATACGGTCTTGGTGAGTATGGAAATATAAGTGGTTTAATATACGAGAATGTCAAGTATGTTGATAGTATGCCAGATTGTAAGTTAGTGGCACATGGATTAGATTTTGGCTATTCAATAGATAGTTGTGCAGCTTTGTCAGTTTACCGTAAAGATGACGAACTATATTTAAAAGAGTTAATCTATGAAAGAGAATTAACTAACCATGACATAGCAGAAAAGCTAATTCCTATTATTGGCAGAGAAGAGTTAATTTGTGATAGTGCAGAACCTAAGTCAATTGAGGAACTATATAGACTAGGACTAAACGCTAAACCAGCTACAAAAGGTAGAGACAGTATTCTAAACGGAATAGATATATTAAAACGATATAAAATAAATGTTGTGAATAGTAGCAACCTTAGAAGAGAGTTTAGGATGTATAAATGGGCAACAGATAAAAACGGAAATAGTCTACAAAAACCTATCGGACAGGATCACTTAATGGATGCTTTGAGATACGTGGCATTAATACATTTAAAAGAAAATAATCGAGGATGGTATGCAATAAGATAAAATTATACAAAGGTGATTGCTTAATTGAAAGTGATAAAATTGAAAGTGGTAGTGTTGATTTAATATTGACTGATTTACCTTATGGAAATATGAATACTGATGGTGGTAGAAAACTTGGTATTAATGGTTGGGATTTATCAATAGAACCTAAAAAGGTTTATGAGATTGCAAACCGAATATTAAGAAAGAACGGTAAAATGATTTTATTTAGTCAAGAACCTTACACAACTAAATTAATAACGGAAGCAATACCAAACATACCCTTTAATTATAGAGCCACTTGGGAAAAGGATAATTTTGCAGTCGCTTTAGGTGTTAAAGTAAATATGGTAAGTTTTACTGAAGATATACTTGTATTTAGCAAAATGCATCAAAAACACGACTTTGAAGGAAAGCACCCACTAAGAGAATACTTTAAAATATTAATGGATTACATAGGCTTAAACCTAAAACAAATAAATACAAAATTAGGACATAGACGAGCTGAGCATACATTTTACATAAACAGCACACAATACAGCTTGTGTACTGAAAAAACTTATTTAGAATTGATTGAGGTGTTTAAAATTGACAAGGTAAATAAGTTTAAAGAGTTTGCAGAATTAAAGCAAATAGACACCGAATATAGAACGGATTTGCTAAAACAAATGAATGAGCAATACCCAAGCACATTTAATTTATGGGAAGGAAATAAATATAAAAGCAATATTTTAAAATACAAAAAGGACTATGACGGACACCACCCAACTCAAAAACCAATTTTATTATTAGAAGATTTAATTAAAACATTTAGCAATGAAAATGATTTAGTAGTAGATTTTACAATGGGTAGCGGTTCAACTGGTGTAGCTTGTAAGAATACAAATAGAAACTTTATTGGCATAGAACAAGACGAGAATTATTTTAACATAGCTGAACAAAGAATAAAAGAAACAGAATATAAATTATTTTAATTTACTATATTTGATTAAGCAAAATTTTTGCATAAATTTTGTTTTGGGAATTGGGGTAGTCGGCGAAAGAGCGTTACCCCTTTTTATTTATAGAGGAAAATAGACCAAATGCTGAGCAAATGCTAAGCAAATGCTGAGCAAATGGGGTTCTATAAGATAAGATAAGATATTTATCTTATTATTAATTTATACTATTTCATAAACTAGCTAATGTTAAATATTAGTTTTAAGACACTATAAATAGTTAATCTATATAAATACACGTAAAAAGTATTTAAGTTTCTTAGAATTGATTTAAACACTATCCTCAGCCATTGTGAGTTATTATTTTAGTTGGTGTTTAGTTGTTTAGTATTTTAGTTTAAATTATTTATTTTAGTGTTTTGTTATAATTAATAAATTTGTTATATATACAACTATGGAAATTACAATACCAACAAAGTGGTCAGATGTTACAATAGGAAACTATATTAATCTAAGACCAGTATTAAACTCCAAACTAAACCCTATAGAAAGAGTAGTCAACATTCTAGCAGTCTTAACAGGACAGAAAAGAGATGTAATAAAGAATATTAGTTTAAAACAGTATAAGTCCATAAAAGAGAAAATGAGTTTCTTAGATACTGAATTACCTAATAAACTAAAAGACAAAAGATTTAAGATTGGTGGTCAATGGTATGAGTTTAAAATAGATGCTAAGAAATTGTTATTTGGTGAATACATTAACAGTATGGAAATACTACAAAACGCTAAAGACGATGAGGATGCTATATTCAATAACTTACATCACATTTTAACTACTATTTGTAGACCAGTTAAAAGAACTTTATTTGGTTGGAAACATATTAAAGTAGACAGTGAGATACTTAGAAAGACAGCAGATAACTTTCTAAATAATATGCCAATAACAATAGCTTATCCAATAGGTGTTTTTTTTTACACTCACTCGGAGGACTTAACAAAAGCTATAAAAACTTGTTTGATGGAGGAAGCAAAGAAGATGACGAAAGAGGCCAAACAGGAACTGGATTTGGTAAACGATGGGGATGGTGGCACACCTTAGACAATTTGACTAATAGTAGGATTGACAAATGGGATGAGATACTAAATTGGGATATAACAAAGGCTTTAAATATTGTAGCTTATTACACAGATAAACAAAAGATGGAACAACAAGTCCACAGAGAAATGAAACAAAAGTATAAACATAGATAGTGGCAGATCAATTAGACATATTTGGTTTTGATGAGAGTCAACTAGAGGAAGTCAAAATAGACAACCCTAACACATTAGCTGAAGTGTTTAACAACATTGCTGCTGATATGGTTTATTGTTTAAAGCAGTCAGTTAAAAAAGAGGGATTAGTTTATAAAGGTAGCTTAGAGCAATCTATTAAAATGCCTGTTAAAATGTTTGGTTTTAGAATGGTGGCTACATTATATCTAGCTGACTACTACGACTATCTTAATCAAGGTGTTAAAGGTATTGGAGGTACTAAAAAGAGTGGACCAAACAAGGGTAAACCCTGGGTAATTAAAGCTCCTAACAGTCCTTATCAATTTAAGAAAGGTCCTAAAGTTAGTCATGTTAAAGCATGGTCTAGGTCTAAGGGACTTAATGAATACGCTGTAAGAAACTCTATTGCTAGAACAGGAATTAAACCTAGATACTTCTTTGATAATTGTATGCAAGAAACTTTCTATGGTGAGGCTTTTAACAAGTTTAAAACAGACATAAGAATAGTGTCAGGTGAAAGAGTAGCAAAAGGATTAAAAGAAATATTAAAAAAATGAGTTTACAAGTAAAACACTTACCGCAACAATATAGAACAGTCTATAATCCTGTAGAGGTTGTATTATATGAAACTACTGGAAGCATTAGAAACTACACAGGATTTGCTTACTTAATTGATGTTAAAGATGGTTCTACTACTTTAGGAAGATTAAAAGTCCCTCCAACTACTAATGGTTTTGGTAGGTTTGATTTATCTGGAATTATGCAAAGCTATATGTCTAGTGATTTAGGAGAATTAAACCCAAGTAATATAGATGTAGTATTTGATAATAGTAATTCGTATAAAGATTTTACTTTGGAGTTTGGTTGGGTTCATTACAATACAGGATCAGCAACTTATGACATTCCACAGACTGTAACATTTCCAGACACTACTACTGGCACTAGCTATGACTTATTAACCTTCAACAGTAGCTTACCTAAATATAGAAGAGATGTAGTTAATTTTTATGATTGGCAATATAATAACTACTATCAAAAATACACTGATAATAACACTACTAGAAAATTCTTGACTAATGGTCCTAATGGTGGAGCTGCAAATAGTCCTTACAACCAAAAAGTCATGATAGATGAGCAAGGCTATATATATGCTTTATATGACCACGCTAATGACCCTATAGACACAGTTACTGTTTTAGGTTATAACTCTAGTGGTTCTTTGGTTTCTACTACAGTAATTGACGTTCCTACTATTAGCACATTCAAAAACATTAGAATACCTGTCTCACCGTTTACGTTAAACAAAATAAACCCTAGTAACATATCAAGCGGAAGTCAACCTATAATAAGTTCTAGCGTTTCTTCTTATGCTATTTATTTGTCTAATTTAGAAGTACAAGTAAGTGAAAAATATTATTTCAATATAGATTCAGAGTGTAGGTTCGAAACTAAAAGAATAGAGTTTTTAAATAGTTTAGGCGGTTTTGATTATTTCAACTTTACTAAAGTTTCTAGACATAGCGAAGAAATAGAAAGAAAGTTTTTTCAAACTACTCCTAATGATTTAAGTTCAACTGGTGCTATAGACTATTCTATAGCTAATAGAGAAAAGGTTCAATACTATACAAAGTCAATGCCTAAAATGAAGTTAACTTCTGATTGGGTTGACTGTAATACTTATAATTGGCTACTAGAACTTATTGAAAGTCCAGAGGTTTATTTATTAGATGACTACACAGCACCTAATGGACTATCTAGTGTAAGACGTATTCCAATAAAAAACATTGACGGAAACTGGGAGGAAAAGATTACTAGTGTAGATAAAGTATTTAACTTAGAAGTTAATTTAGAATTAGGAATAGACAACTTTAGACAATCATTTTAAATGGAAGAAAAACTAACAGAATTCGAGAAGATGTTAAAGAATCTTGAAAATAAACCAGTTCCAGAAAGAACCTGTAATATTGACGATGAAAATTGTGAAAGCTGTAGCGGATAATGATTAAGGAAGAATTATATATAAATAATGAAAGTGTCGAGTTATTAGGTTCGTTAAATCCTAATTTAACTTTTAATATTTCTGACATAGCTAAACCAGATAAGAGAAAAGCTGACTTTTCTAAGACTATTAATCTACCAGCTAGTAAAAGAATTAATAAAATCTTTGAACACATATTTAACGTTAATATAGAGTTACAGACTTTTAACCCTAACTTAAGAACTGAAGTAGTTTATTTAGTTAATGGTGAAGTTCAATTAGATGGTTATTTACAGTTAAAATCCGTTAAAAATAAAAACGGTTTTATAAGTTACGATTGTGTAATTATTGGTAGAATAGGAAACTTTTTTACTCAGTTACAAGATCAAGAACTAACTGACTTAGATTTAAGTAGTTTAAATCACACTTACACAAAAGCTAATCAGGTAGCAACCTGGAATCTTCCTTTAACTACCGACTATGTCTACCCAATGATTAACTACGACATTAATTATGCTGGTTTAGTTTTTTCTCCTAATTGGAATGTAACAGACTTTTTCCCAGCTATTAAAGTTAAAAAGTATATTGATGAAATATTTAGTTCTATAGGCTACACTTACACTTCTAGTTTTTTTAGTAGCTCTTATTTCAATACATTAATAATCCCCTTTTCAAGTAAGGATTTTAAACTAACAGAATCAGCTATAAACAATCTTATTTTTAGTTCGTACAATCCAAAATTCTTAACTTCTGGAACTGGTTCTAGTAGTTCTTTTAATGGGGTTTTTGATGACATTACAACTTTCCAAAGTGACACAGTAGTAAATCAGACTGAAAGTTATGATGTTGGAAATGTTTATAATAATAGTACTGGGGTTTTTACTGCTGGTGCAGATGCTTATTATAATCTAAATTCTATGGTGCAAGTTCAAGGGGTTTATAATGCACCGACAGGAACACCAACTAGCGGAACACAATACACGATAGTCTCTGATATACATGGTAAAATAAAACTAAACAAATATAATTCAAGTGGGGGTTTTATATCTACAATAGATGAGCAGTTTTTCGGAATACAAGCAAGCAACACACCAGTAAATCCAGGTGCTACTATAACAACTTCTAGCAGTCCGACAACCTCATCAACTGAATACTATGTAGGCTCTTTAAGTTCTCCAGCTTATGTAGAAATAGATAATATTAACAATACATCAACACCAAATAAGTTTTATGTTAGTGCTAACAATATTTATTTAAATAGTGGCGAACAAGTTAAAGTAGTAGTAGAATATGAGTGTAGAGGAAATGACTTAAAATTATTTAATAATATAAACTTTAATCAAAATCAATCTAATGTATTTTGGAAGGATTCAGGTAATAACCTATATGACGCTAGGTCTTTTGGTTTAAACATATTAAGCAGTTACTTTAATAATGAGTTAGTCAATAGTTCATACATTGAAGGTAGTAGTATAGACATGGTCTCAGCAATACCAGCAAAGGTCAAGCAAAAAGATTTTATTAAGTCTATTATAAATATGTTTAATTTATATGTTCAACCAAATCCAGACAATGAAAAAGATTTAATCATAGAACCTAGAGACGATTTTTATAATAATGATGTAATTGATTGGAGTAGTAAAATAGATAAAAGCAAAGACATAGAGTTTAAGCCTATGGGTGCTTTAAACAGTAAGGAGTATCTATTCACTTATAAAAGGGATAACGACTACTATAATGAATTATACTATAACACTTGGGCTGAAAATTATGGACAAGCTGACTTTACTATAAACAATGACTTTTTAAAAGCAGAACACAAAACAGAATTAATATTCTCAGCTACTCCTAGCGTTGGTCAATCTTGGTATGATAGAGTAATCCCAACAATTATCAAATTTGATGAAAAAGATGGTGTTCAAAGAACTGAAGCTAATATAAGGATTTTACAATGGGGTGGCTTAAAAAGTACAGATCAACAATGGCTTCATGTTGACTCTAGTGGAGACACAATTAAGACTAATTACCCTTATGCTGGAATGTATGACGATCCTTACACACCTACAGAAGATATAGGATTTAACTTAACTAATGAGATATATTGGGCTAATGTCTTTAACAATGTAATAACTTTTAATAATAAT